TGAGGTTCGGTATATGCAGATGGATTTTCTGTATCTTGTTTTATCTGTATGACTATAGTGTCACCCTGATTTATTTTTCTATCAACCTCGTTGCCATTTGTATCATTTGCCTGTGGACCTCCATTTACAACTGCAAATCCTCCGTAAAAAGCACCAAGATTATCGCTTTCAGGAGTTACTGTTATAGATTGATTTGCATTTATAGAATCTGGTGGAGTGACATTATATATACTAGCATTAGGGTATGAGTTTGGAGCAAATACAGGATATGCATATGGGAAGTTTGCCTCATTACATCTCATATTTATCTTCCATCTGTCCTTAACATAGAACGAATCAGTCTCAGTAAATTTTATCCTAGTATATGCCTGCTGACCATTATCAGAAGGACCAGCGTTTGTCAAAACAATATCTGTCTGTGTAGATATTGGTATGTTTTGCTGATTCCAGTTTTGAAGGTCTAATGATGATGTCCATCGATATGTAGTTGGATTTACACTTTGAATCTCAACCGTAATCCTGAGATCTTTATTTAATGCGGTTCGTATATTTTGTTGTGATTCTGAAGGAGAAGGTATAGTATTACCTACATCTCCAGATAATGGAATTACTGTTAGAGAGTTAGAATCTCCCTTTCCGTAGAATATTGTCTTATCTAATCCTATAAAAAAGTCGCCTACTATTGGATCCCTTGTAAATCTAGGAAATGCTCCTACTAAAGATGATATATCATTTCCTCCTAGTGAAGCTGATCCAAACTGAGGAAGGTTATCCTCATTAAATTGTGCCGTGTCATCAACCTTTATCTTAAAATATAATCCTGCTGTCTCCTCTCCACCTAAAAAGTTTGACTCCTTTAATTCAAACTCAAGTATCTTATATTTATCGTTTGAAAGTGTAGGTCCAGTTCCGTCACACTTAAATATGACGTATTCCCCAACCTTAAACTTATCTCTATCTGCCTCAGTGATCCTAAAGTATCTGTATGCACCGTCTGAGTAAAACCATATAGGAAATATGTTATAGTAGGACTGTTTTGCCTGCTTGATTACAAGCCTATAATTTGTAGCCCATGTAGGTGCGGTGTTGTTTATGTCTACCTTTATACTGTTACCCTTGTCTGACTCAGAGGAGGGTATGTATACCGAGTTGTTGTTACTTATTAATGCAGTTGTAAGCCTTCCATAATCATCGCCATAAACTATCCCTACCTCGTAATCTCGATCAGTTTTAAATGTAGATACAGGAGTTCCTACATTTGTATTTGTAGATGTGTATGAAACGTTAAAGTCAATATCTATATCGGAGTCAGAGCTATCAGTTATATCCCTGAATTGTGTATAGTTTCCATATATAAGTCTGTTACCTATTATCTCCTGAGACTTTGCTAGTAGAGGAACATTGTCAAAAAGCCTAGTGATCTGATCATTTGTAAGTGGGGCATATATCTTATTGTTACTGAACGTATAGTTAAATACACCATTATTACTTACACCCTCATCTTGCTTGTTTATAGACTTTATAATCTTTACGTTCAAACTTCTTGTGTCGTATGCCAGTAATTGGATCTCTTTAACAAACTGATTTCCAGTCTCAAATACAATCTTACACTCATTGTATTTGTTTATCATAGCCTTATTACTTCCAGATAAGAAGTCTATATTGTAGTTGTCTGGCTTAAACAATACAGCAGAAAATGGAGACATAGAACTGTACTCATTATCTACGTATTTGTACCTGTATGAAAAGTAAAGAAACCTTTCCTCTAGATTATTAGACTCTATAAGTTCTGACTCTATAGGGTATATTGCTGGGGCCTTTAGAGGTGGTCTTAATACCACATCTATGTCTATATCAATTCTACTATCATTTATAGAGTACTGCTTTGACCTAGATATGTTTATCTTTCTAGGAGGATTAAGGTTATCTGTCCAAAATAATAGAGCACCGTCATTCTTATGTCCTGGTATATAGTTGACACCAGTGATTAGATATTCCTGACTAAAGTTTAACTGACTAGGGTTACCTCCAGTTTTGGTAGAAAGCAATACCTGTGTGGTAGTATTGTCAATCTCATTATACTCAAATATGGCGTCATAGTTATCTGATGATATAAACCAGTATATGAGGTTAAGTGGCTCGTATGCTATTGCACCTATAACCCTAGAGTTCAGTGTGTTTATAGCTGGAACATACCCTGACAATAATGCCTGTACATCTCCTATCTTAATATTACCCAGAGAGTTTGATATAGATCCTATATTAGATCCCTCAGACGTGTCTATACTTATGTTGAGTGCATCAGAATACTGACCTCCAGACAGAAGCCTTTGATCAAGATCCTTGTTCATCTTCCCTCCCAGGAATGTCTTCTTTAATTCCATACTTACTTAATCCATTTATCTCTACCTCTCAGGCTCATTAGAAGCCTAGACGGGTGTAGATTACTTAGTCTAATCTTTGTATTTCTTAGGGCAGCTGTCTTCTCCTTACGTGCCCTCATGATAACATACTCCTGTATGCCTGTCTTATTGTTTAATAAGGCCCACTTTAGGTATGCGTAAAGATATTCCTCAGCCATCTTATTTATAGTGATCTTGCTGTCGTCTCCGTTTTCCATGCCGTCAGAAACGTACTCAAGCACGATATGTTTGTTCTCTATACCTGAAGAAAAATCAATCACACCAGCGGCCTTGTTTATTGAAAACCTTGGATTGTTGTTTGCATTCTCTGTGTCCATACCATAACGTCCACCCATCCTGTAACCAAAGTACCAGTCACCGTTGTAGTTATAGCCATCACATCCGTTATATACTCCACCACCAACATAAAGACTCTTCTGCTGTCTTAGTATGTCTACCTTTGAATCTCCAGTTACAATCTCACCATCAGAATCAAAAAGTATGTCCAGGTTATTGTCCTGTAGATATCCAGTTGCAGACATAGGCTGTCTATTTTCAGTCAATGGTAAAAGTACATTCCCACTAAGTACAGATATACGTACATAGTTTACGTAGTCAGGAGGCATAACCATCTTAAGCTGATCTCCCATCTCCTGCTCTATAACCTTTATATTTCTTAGTGCGTCATAGTTCAGCTCCTGTATGGCTCTCTTTGCATGAAATATTATGGCGTACCTGTCCACATTATTTACAAGCTTGTCATTACCCACATACATGAGCATAAAGTTGTTTATGATATCAGAAAGAGAAACATACTGGTACTCTCCATGATTTAGGTCTGTAGGTATCACACCCCCGTTTGTGTAGTATTGGTAGTTAGTTATGTATGCCATCTTTATTGTTTTTGTTGTGCGTCCTGAAGCTCTTCAGATTTAGCTGCCTGAACAATGTCAGCCTCTCTGATAGATATTCCTGAGTACTGTAGTATCTTTATAACAAGGTTTGCAAAGTCACTCTTAGGAAGCTCAAAGTCTTGGTAGTCAGATGCAGATCCATCAAACATAGGATCAGTCCCAGCACTCAGTTGAACATATGTCCATTTTGGATCCACTGGATACCTAACATATCCCATGGATACGTTTGAAGTTATAGTGTTTGGGTATACTGAAAACCCTGTTTCGTTCATGGTGTATACTGGGTATGCAACCGTAGGTGCCGTAAGGTTTGAGGACGTAAGTTTTAAAACCTTATTCTGACTTACCTTCTCAACCTCAACAGACGTGTTATATATAAGCTTATCCACAAAGTAGTAGTCTGTGGGCGGTGTGAACTCAGATCCTGTGTGTGTGAGTGATGATAGTTTATAGAACGTATCTATCACGTCCGCTATCTTTTTAGGAATGTCTGAATATCCCTCTCCATGTAGCCTTGCGTTCTGCTTGACTATTGACGTACTGTATGAGTATATATACTGCTCGAATATCTCAAGCTGTGCCTGCTTTGCAAACAGGTTGAACTCAAACGGGGTTATATATCCCCTGTTCTCCTTGCTGATTATAGACAGTACAGTATTTCTTACTTGATTGATCATCTATCTAGTTTTAACAAAGATAAATAAAAAAAGGCACTTCGATTAAAAAGTGCCTTTAATGAATTAAGTGATATTACTCTTACGCAATAACGATTCCGCTTACTGCCTTTGAAGGCACTACCGTTGTTACAACATTATGCCATACAGACTGATGTGCATCAACAACTGCATTCTGAATAACGTCTCTCATCTCCTCAGATCCAGCAGCAACTGCTGCATGAGTAATTGTTAAAACGTCTTGAGCTGCAGCACCACCGTAAACTACTGTTACTGTAGTTGTAGATGCTTGCTTGATGATTTTAATGTCATCAGCAGAAACTAATTGATTTCCTTCATTTGTTACAGGAATAGATAAAAACTTTGCCATTGTTAAACCAAGAACTTGAACAATTCCAGTCCATCATTAGACTGAAGGTAGGATGATAATGTATACAACGGATCCTCTCCGAATGGTATCGTCATCAACTTCTTTTTGTTCTCCTTAAGATTGTAAAATATCTCCTTCTTGTTGTTTCTGAATGACAGATAGCCATCAGATAAAGCTCTTGACGCTATGTTATTCACACGTAGAGACGGATCGTTAACAGCCTCCATGAAGTCCTGAGGATATCTCTTTGCGTAAAGCATTATATCTCTCTTGACCTCAGCTACAGTCATAGAGGAAACCTTTCCTCCTAGAAGTACGTTAGCTACTGCTTCCATAGTCGTCCAATCTAAATCTCTAGCCGCAACCTGAGCATCAAGCTCATTGTACATGAAGTCAACATGATCCTGAGCATCTTTCTCTTCATCGAACTCATAAAACTCTGCCCCGTTATTAGGGTGGTAGTGTAAGAACTCCTGAAGCACTGGATTTGTCTTTGGTACTCTTAGTATTCCATCCTCAAAAACTATTGGCTCTAATATAACATTACTGTCCTGCTCATCCTGAAATGGTGAGTTTGCGTTACGTGCATATCGAAGAGGTCTATTTATGTTATTCTCCTCGTCGTAGTAAAGCAGTCTGTTTCTTGGTGTGTCTCTTGACGCTATGAAGTAGGCAAGAGGTTCTTTATTTCCTTTTAATAGGTATACTCTG